GGTTGCTCTACTTCGGGTTGCTCATAAACCTGAGCAACTGCTTCCATCATAGAATTTACTTCTTTAGCAGTAATTCTTTCCATGTATCAGTGCTCCGTAATCGTTTCAAACCACTGTTCACTCATTCCTTGAATGATTGAGTCAGCAGAATCGGAATCAGTTGCATAACCTTCTTCAATAAGGTGCTCTACAACTTTTTCATAGATTTCTTTTGTCTCTTTTAATTGCTTAGGAGAAGGTTTCATTTCTAGACATTTTTTCTATATCTTTATTTATTCAAGCGATAAGTTCAATAAATTCTCCCAAAACTTTCTTATTCATTTTTTTATTTTTTAGACTTTTTACAAATGCAGATTTAATTTTTGCTTTGGTTGCACCTTCATCAACATCAAATTCAGTTTCATTTGCAAGAGAATTGGCAGAGATGGCAAAATAAGTATGATAACCAGAATCGTAAAGTGCGAATGCACGTTCTTTTTTCCAAGTTTTAGTAGTCTTTTCAATCTTATCATAAACCCATCCACAATAACGCCTAATAAAACTGTTAGCATCACGAGATTCAAGAAGACGAATACCAATGAAATTTACTTCAGGAAAAGTATCGCGAGCATTCCTGATAAAAATATCAGTCATTTCCCACCATTCACAATCCATAGAATATGTTTTTCCAGTTTCACGATTCCTAAGAAAAACATTAGGTCCAATAGCACCAATGCCAAGGAAAGGTTCAACTTCCCAACGACGCTGAACTTCTTTATGATACTTCATACCACCTGCTTCACCATCACTCAGAACAACACACTGAACTTTCTGAACTTTATTTTCATACTTAAATTGTGGAATAAGTTGATGAAGGGAAATAAATGCCTCATTAAGAGGAGTTCCAGATAGATTCAAACCAGTTGGAATGGGAAGATTTGCCCAATTATTAAAGATCCAAGAAAGACGGAAGAAGTTTTTCATTTGCTGTTCTAGAACTTTCACCTTTGTCTTACTACTAAAAATATTCATCATAGAAAACCATTCATTAACAACTACAAGACCTTCACACTTTTTATATGAATAACCTTTCATCTCCGGAACACCATTTTTATCAGCAGTAATTTTGGGATATTCATTAGTAAAAGCATAAACCTCAAAAGGAATATTAACTTTTTTACAGAACCACATTAAGTTGAAAAGTTGCTTTAGAGTATCCCGAAGAACACCGTTCATTGAACCAGACCAGTCCAGAACAAAAATCAATCCGTGATTTTTACCGTCAGCAAGGGTGGTAACTTTCTTAAAAAGATCTTCACTATATTTGTAAGTATGAAGTTTGGAGCAATCCAAAACACCAGTACGTGCAGTTGTGGCACGGGCATAAGAATCTGCAGCTTTCTTACATTCAAATTCTTTAACCAAGTAATTAACTTCTTTCTGGGAAGATCGTTTGAATTTTGTGAACTCAGCATCAACGAAACGAAAAACGTGGTTTTCATCCATTTCATGTTCTTCCATCCACTCATTCCATTCATTAAAACGTTCATGAATTTCTGCATTATCAACGATGATTTTTTTAGTATCAAGTTTAGGAATTTCAACATAAACATTTTCAAAACCATCATTATTAGCAAGTTGTTTAATTGCTTCTTCCAGATTATTCATTGTAGAAACTTCTGGTTCATCAAAATTATCAGTACCACCATAAGAGTCACTTTCTTCAGGATTTTCAGACTCCCAAGAATCTGATTTTTCTTTTGTAGTTTCATTATTATCACCTTCTTCCAATTCTCCACTTTCTTGTTGAGGCATTTCTTGAATATCATTACCAGTTCCTTGACCACCCTGCATTTGCAGATCATCCATTTTTGTCTTCATTTCTTCTTGCTTCTTGCAGAACTCATAAAGTTCTCTTGAGACTTTCAAAACATCATCAAAAGTTTCAGTCTCAGCAATTTTTTGACAAAGTTCTCTCTCATCATCTTCAAAAGGAACTTCTACAAAATTACCAATTTTGAAGTAAAGATTTGCCTTATCAGCAAGATTCATCGTACTAATATCTTCACCAGCAATTTGAAAGAAGTCTTCATCAGCAAGTTCTGAATATCCACGATAGAAGGTTTTAGAAATGCCTGCATAACGACGCTTCATTAGTTTTTCAATGCGGACATCTTCTACAACATTCACAAACTGTGGTGGAATTTTAAATTCTTGCAACCAATTACGATCAGGAGTATAAAGTGCATGACCCACTTCGTGCCCCACCAACATATCATAAACACCACCACTGGCACGTTCCCACATTGGTAGAGTCAGCACACGAGTATGAACATTAAAGCAAGCAGTTTCTACTTTCTTGTGCTCAACCACCAGGTCTTCAGTAGCAAGCAGTTTGGCGAGTTGGGACTTGATTTCGTGAGAAACTGTCATTGCTTGATTGCGTATGAACCTATTATACAAAAAAAGGAGGTCCTAAGACCTCCCCTTGTGCCAGTTTAAAAAGTGGATCATTCACCCTTAAGTTTTGTATTGTATTTTCTACCACGCCAGGTGAATTCTTTTTTACCAGACTTTCTAGCGGCAGCAAAAGTTTTATCAAAGTCTTTTGCTGCATTACTAAGTTTAGATTTTGATTGTCTTTTCGATTCTGCCTCTTGTTTTGCCTTTTCTTGTTTCTCAGCATTAGCAGATCCAGAACGCTCACCAGTTGGTTCTGGTTTTGGTTTTTCTGATGCTTTAGTTTCTGCCCTCTGCTGAGCAAGTTTACTCTCCCTTTGTTTTAGTATTTCAGCACGTCTCGCATCACTATCCTTTTTAACCTTATCGGCAATTCCACCAGTAACACCTACCGCTAAACTACCAGCACCTATTGCTGCCAATACCTTATCAGCAGAACTAAGTTTAGGTTTCATCTTTGGAGCAGATGCAGATGGAACATCAACCTTAGGTGCTGTCATTGGTTGAGTTTTTTTAAGAGCAGAAATTGCATCTGCCTGCTTATTGGTTTTTGTTGTGGATTTTACTGTTGATTTAAGTCTAGGAGGAGTTCCAAACTCAGGTTTTGGAGCAACACCATCTGGTCTCAATGATGGTTTAGCAGTTTTAGTTGGTGGTTTTACAGCACCAGGTCCAAACTCAGGTTTTGGTGCTTGACGAGAAATCTTTGATGTACCTTTAGTTCCTATACCGAGACCCAAACCACCCTTATTACCTAGAGGTTTACCCGTGATTCTGCTAATATCCATTGCAGTATCAGACATTCCAGGAATTCTCATCTGACCTGGAGTTTGTACTGGTACAGCTGCTGATTTAGGAAGTGCAGAACTTGCAGCAGGAACAGGATCAGTTCCTGTAAAAGGAACCTTTCCTTTAGTAAAGTTTTGAGCTTTACCTGTTTTGGTAAGAAGACTTCCTTGTCTAGCAGTGCCCGAAGTAATTTTCTTTGTGGTTGCTTTTACTGCCTGTTTAGCGCCAGGCGTTTTAAGAATACCAGATGCATATCCAAGTGCTTTAAGGACATTCAGAATTGCCTTTCCCCTACCTTCAGTAAGAAGTCCACACTCATGAATATTATCTTCGTAGAGATAGTTTACAACTACAGTTGCTTCTTCTTCTTCAATACCCTCTTCAATAAGATATTGATATATCTCTTCGTAAAAATTTTCCATCTCTACAAATACTTTTTAGGTATTTATATTAATCAGATACTTTCTTTGAAAATCCCTTTACTTTATCAAATTTTATTGTACTCTCAAACTTATCTTGCATATCTTGTTTGTGAGAGATGACAAAAATGTTGGCGTCTTTAATAACATATCGGATGATCTTGAGGAACTCATCAGTTCCAAATCCGTCAAGTGAAGAATCAAATACTTCATCCATAATCAGCAGGTTGGTGTTTACAGAGTTTTTAACACGCGCTACTTCACGCCAAGTGAAGAGAAGGGCGAGGTCGATTCTCATCTTTTCACCTTCGCTAAAGGAACTATACGAGAAATCTTCATGTATAGGGGACTTCACAGTTTCCTTGAATTCTTCATCAAGATGGAAGTTTATATAAAAATCCATCATTCGAAGATAGCGATTAACCTGCTGATTTATGAAAGGAAGATACTTCTTAATAATCTTCGTTTTTACGCCATCATCCTTAAGTAAGGAATAGGCAAAATCGTGATAAACGATTTCTTGTTTTTTGTCTGCTAAGTATTCAATTGTCTGTTGGAGATTGGACTTGAATTCGTCTAACTTTTCATGTTCAGTATTTCGGTTTGCAAGGTTCTCGGTAATTGTTTGAATTTGAGATTCAAGATCTCGGATTTGTCGTTGATTTCCACTAACCCGAGTATTGTTTTGAGAAATGCCATGCGTTAGATTGGTGATCTCCTTTGAAAGTGCATTGAATCGACCCTCTCTTTCTTGTTCGAACTTAATAGTTGACTCCAATTCGTTGAAACCATCTTTTAGTTCTTTTGCAGTATTTTGGGCGTCTTCAATCTTATTTAACCGGAAACACTCCTCAATATCCTGTGTGCAAGTAGGGCATACCGTATTTTCCATAAAAAATTTATGTTCTTTGGTAATAGCAGATACTTTTGCAGACAATTTTCCCCGAAGTGTATTTAATTTTGACAACTTTTGTCGTGCTCCTTCAACCTCCTCTTGCTCCTTTACAGTTTCCTTTAGATCATTTTCAAGTTTTATATTATTATCCAAATAACTATCAACTTCATTTAACAAACTAGTAATTTTAGTTTTATTAAATTCAATATTTTGTTTACCACGATTTTCCAACTCATCAATAAAGTTTTGCTGCATCTTCATTTTATCTTTTATATTTTCTTTCTTCAGATCCATGGATTTGACCTGATCTTTCTGCATTCTTAGTTTATCTTTAAGAATATTATTCATCAACGAAAATATACGAATATCCAGTAGGTCTTCAATAACTTCACGTCGATTTGCACACGTCAATTGCATAAAAGGCACAAAAGTGCTACTACCCAGAATCACAATCTGAGTGAATGACTTGTAGTTTACTTTGAGAATATTATCTTCCAGCACACGTTGCATTGCACGGTCATCTGCTTCACGATGAAGTTCTGTACCATTTACAACAATGTCAAATACATTGGGTTTGATCCCACGCCTAACAAGATATTGACGAGTATTAATTTGAAATTCAATTTCAACCAAACAATCTCTTTCGTTCTGAGAATTGACTAGTTGGGGTTTATTAATTTTACGAAACGGTTTATTGAATAAAACAAAAGTAAGGGCATCCAGCATTGTAGACTTACCAGCACCATTTGTTCCGATAATTAAATTCGTACTATTTTGTCGGAAGTCAATTTCTGTAAATTGATTACCAGTAGAAAGAAAATTTTTCCATCTAATCTTCTGGAAGGTTATCATCTAAATCTCTAGGAGGGATCACAATATCATTCGGTGTAACCACCGCATATTTGTAATTATAGCGTTTACACGTCAAAATAGCAAGGGCATCATCAACCTCCACAACATCCATCTGCGCTTCTTCATCCTCTTCTAGATGCATCGCATAACGTTCTGCATCATCTTCTTCTTCAAAGAGAAAAAGGACTTTTTCACCATAGCGATTCTGAACCGCATAGGCACCATCCTCTTTATTATCTCTAAGAGTAAGAAGAAACATTATTCTACCTCGCAAGCTTGTGAATAGACTTTTTGAAGGATTCCTTTAATAATTGCTTTATCACAATTAAATTCTGCTTCTTCAATATAGCGATTTAAAATTGAAATTGTATTTTCACTTTCATCAATCTCAAAGTCTTCATTCTCTTGAATTGCAAAATTTTCTACAATTTTTAAATCTTGAATACCACAGGAATGTAATTTATCTATAAACTTTTCAAATTTCTTAGGTTCAGTTTTTTTCTTGACAATTACTTTTACAATTTTACCAATATATTCAGAAATATCAAACGTCTGGTATGGAGTATCCTCATAATAGATGTTGTAGAACATACGATATGGATTATCAATATGAGTATGTTCCAATGTTTTGGTATCAAAAATAGTAAAACCACGAGGATCGTTTACATCATTCCAAAACATTTCATAAGGATTTCCTAGATAGAAGATTTTTCCATTATCACTCCGTGTGTGATAGTGACCAGAAAATACTTTATCAAATTTATCAAATAGTTTGCAATCCATACCGTCTTCCATGACGTGTCCGCGATGCGCCCTAAATCCATTAAGTTCAAGATGCCCCATAGAACACTTACTATTCGAATTTTTAATAGCATTAACACTGCTTTCAAAATTTTCAGAATTTATCCAGGGAACAAATAATACTTTAAGTTTATCTATCATCACCTCAGTACATTCTGAGTAGATCTCAACATTTGTATATTGCTTGAGTAATAAATCTACAGAATTAATAGAATTTGTATCTTTATAATATGCGGTATGATTACCCACAATAGTATGAACGGTTATACCCATTTTCTCTAACCGATCATAATAATTCTCCTTTGCCCACTCAAGAGACCACAAATCAATAGAGCGACGGTTATCAAACGTATCGCCCATATCAATCAGTGTAGTGATGCCACTCTTCTCCAAATATGGAAAAAATACATCATCATAAAACTTTTTAAAATATTCGTGAAAGAATTTTGAACCCTTACGAGCACCAAAATGCTGGTCTGTAATAATAGCAATCTTCATTGACGATTTGTCTTGTAAGCAATATTGTCCTTAATACTATTATAGTCTGAACTTGCACCAGAAAGCAAGCTGTCATCAACCATCATGACTTCATCATAACCAGTTTTTTCAATAATCTTAGTTTTAATTTCTAACTGCTTCTTCTCTTTTTGAATACGTCTCAAAAAAGCGTAGTGAATAATTTGAGTAAAATATGCGAAAGGATTCTTTGACTTCTCTGGATCAAAATTATGAATATACTGAACACAGTTTTCAATACCGTCAGAGATCATATCGTCTCTGAACATATAATTGACAAAGTTTGGTTTATATGACAGGTGTGTTGCGATCTTAAGAAAACATTCTCCTAAGTAATTTGTAATCCGTGGCTTACCTTTCCAGTGTTGAGATCTATCTGCTTTAGTAGGTTCTCTACCGTTAATAGTATAAAAACTATCTTCTACTTTAGAACGATAAACAATCAGTGCCTCAAGTAACTCCTTATTGTTAACATAATGTTCTGATTTCTTTTTTGACATAACATTGTAGTTTTAGATAAACTTTAATTATATACATTATAGCATACTATCAAGGCTTGACAAGATAGTGGATAATGAGTAGAATACCTTTGTTAGGTTTGAAGACAGCTATAGCTTAACTTTCTTTATTATCTTTAAGTTTATAAAGATTCTCTAGCATTTGTCTAGCGTTATCTACTGTAGAGACATATCCCATATCATTAGATATTTTAGTTTTACCATCTTCATCCCAGTCACAATCATCTTCATTAATGTATCTATCGTAAAACTCAATTACTTTAGATTCTTTTACTTCTGTCATAGTAATAATTTTATCATACTTGATAATATACATTGAATCTGTTGGAATTTCCATCCATGGTTTTACTTTAATGTAATTACCAACATGATTCTTCATTACTTTCATAATCACTGGGTTCATCAGTAGAATAATTGGATCGCCATCGTTTTCGTCCACACAAACTAATGCGAAGACTTCCTCACCGGTTACTAATTTTATTACTGCATGGAATTCTTCGCCCATTTAATTTCTTAGCGGTATGTTTACAATATCGTAATTAAAGTTTTCCTCGTTATAAACTTTGATTCTTTCAATCAGATGATTAAGTGTGTAGTTTCTCCGTGCTTTGTAGGAAATGTCGTCAGCAATGTCATAGAGAGTTGCCTTTGTCTTGTTATTTCCTTTCCTGAGCACGCGACCAATAGATTGGAGATTCCGAATTCTAGATTTGGATGGAGAAGCAAAAATAACATTATGGAGATTTTTAATGTTAATTCCTGTACTGAATGTTCCGTATGAAGCGACGATAATCGCGTTGTCTTCCTTCTCTGTAATTTCTCTTACTTTTTCT